TAGCAGAATGCACAAAAATTTCTTCCCCAACAGCCAAAACTTTGTGCAATTTGTCAATAGACACAAAATATAGTGCCCACGCCCCTGGGTAGGGGAGTGGGCACAAGATACGATAATTATACGGAGGTTGTTGCCATTTTCTGCAAGTCGGATTCACTGTTGCTCAACTCTACGCCAGCTACGGTATTAGCTCCCATGAGGTTTCGGGAGCACGACGAATCGAACGAAAGACCAGCAGTGTAGAAACAGGAGTCTGCAGGAAGAATCGTATTAAAAAAGATTCTGTTGTCTGTGCAGCCATTGACGGCAGATATGGCTGAGGCCTCGGAGTATTTAGTAGTGCGCTTAATTAGGTTTTTTGAGATTTGACATCCTCTGGACTGTGTTAGTACTATGCACTGGTCTACATTGATGAATTGGCAGTTATCAACAACGCCCCCTTGTGCATTTGACAGTCTAACGCCTCTACATGATTGTGTGCCAATAAATTGGCAGTTGCTCACCACACCGGAAGAATTCTGAAATTCTACCATTATATCTTTTGCATTAAAATAGCCCCTTTCAACTGTGACCAAACTGTTAGGGGAATTAACCACATAAATACCCCGATTACACTGGTCTGCAATATAATCATTTATCCAGATATTCCACACCGGATCTCCGGTAGAGGCCGGATAGATTTGTATTGCCGTACTGGCATTCACACACTCGCAACTATCAATATACGCATCTCGAATATCGTTCGAGTTGTACAAATTAAATTGTTGGCTGTCGCCCGTTGTATTGCCTAAACTGCTAATGCAGTTATAGAATCTAATAGAAGCGTTGCCGCTAATTCCAGAGGCTCCGCCGCTTGATTCGTCCAGAAGATACGACGTATAGGGGTTAGTCGATTTATAATAACCGTCATGAATAATATTAGAGGTGTATATATTAATTGTGTTCACATATCGCGCAATTCTACGACCGCCAATACACTGGAAATTATCAATAGTTACACGCTCTGCATACTGCACATTGAAAAACTGCTGCACATTTTCAGCGGTTGCCACAAAAGTGGCGTTACGAATAGAGAGGCGTTCCACATGAGCGGTTGGGCTATCGCCCGTAATATTGATGCAGCCATTAGGGCCAAAGCTCACAACATTATTACAGAAGTCATAAGTTGTGTGGGTGTTAACTCTTACAGGTGCATCAATTTTATAAATTGTATCGGCTGTAATGGTGTTGTTTGCAACTCCCCAAGAACCATGTGTCAGAAATTTAATAGTACCTGTAAAAGGTTGAATAGAACCGCCATGGAAGACATCGGCAATACCTGTGTCGATAAACCAGTCCGCAATTGTCTCGCCTGCTTTGATTAAGAATGCTCCGCTATTTTTCCGCCTGAAATGAAGGGTGCAGGGGGCTACGGGTTCTTTGATAGTCAGCGTAACACCCGACGCTACAACGATTGCACCGCTTGTCATGAGCGGAGACCCTATGTCAATTGCTCCGGTTATGATATATTCGCCGTCCGGAATGTACAAATCGCTGCCGGACGCAATGGCAGACGAGAATGCGGCAGTATCGTCGGTAGTTCCGTCACCTTTAGCGCCGTAGCTCTTAACATTTGCGTAGTCAAGAACATTTTTTACATCCTGCTTCAACTGATTGATGCTATTTTGCAGGCCGTTATCCGCATTCTCCCGGGCCTTCTTTTCCGTGTCAATAGCCGTCTGCAGGCCGTTATCCGCATTCTTCCGGGCCGTTTTCTCCGCGTCAATAGCCGTCTGGAGCTGCGTGTCGGCGTTCTCTCTGTCCGTTTTCTCCGCGTCAATAGCCGTCTGGAGTTGCGTGTCGGCCTCCTTGCGGGCCGTCTGCTCCGCGCTCAAGCCCTCATTAAACGCGGTGAGAAGGTAGTGCAGCACTTCATTTGTGGAGCTGCTCACGCAGTTAGAGCCGGGCACATAGGCGTCACCGGCGATCATTGCTCTAGTGACACGCACCAGCGACCCATTGACCCAGACAAGATCGTTAACAGCTCTATTCGCTGTGGCGGTGGGGCTGTGCCCCTCATCGTTGGGGGTGATGGCTTTTTTCACATCGGCCCAAAGTTCATCGAAATTACCGATTTTTGTCCAAAACTCGGTACGGTCCAGAGACACACCGGAGGGGACAGGCCGCACGGACAGGTATGCGTTGCCGTTGCTGTCCACGACAACGGTGTTAGATTCATACTGGCTGGTAATGTTCCACTGAATGGGGTTAGCATACTTAATTGTGGCCAAGCTGACGAAGTCTGTCAGTTTGGTATTAAACTCATTTAGCACCTCTATAATCCAATCAAGATTGAGATCATGGAAATTGGTGTAGGGGGCTCTGTGAATAGGATTAATATTCATAATTGCGTCTCCTTAGTAAACCAGCAAACAAAAGTTTGCCCGGATGTCCGTAACGATTTTATGAACTGCATTTTCCATTGCGAGGGTCAACTCTTTGGTAATAAGGTCTTGCGGGTCCCGCCCTGCCCGGCCCTTCTCGGTTATGGTGTCTTCATAGGCGTTTTGTGACTTTGTGGCGCTGTTATCGGCAACGGTTTGACTGACGGCGGTCGTGTCCGTGCCGCTGCTGGTAATGGTGTTCCCCGTACCGAGGGCCGTTGTGCTCCTCTCCGCGGTTTGCAAGGTCCCACTGTCGAACCCCGTAACATCCCGCGTAGTGCTGTCACTGCCTGTATTCTGGCCGGTAGTGGTTAAGTTGGGTGTTCGTGTAGTTGTGCCGGTTGTGCTATTTGTGCGGTTATTAGTGCCGGAGCTAGTCTCGGTATGGTCGGCGGCTCTGGTTCGGTCATCCGTTGCCAATACATCATAGTCAAGACCTAGGGCCGTTGCGTACCGCGACCAGCTCGGAAGCATGGTTTCAGAATAGACTCCAAGCGCCCGGCGCATTGTGGGGCCATCCGCATATAATACCTCCAATTCCAGCGTATCAAAAAGCAAATGATTGCATACAGTTTCTTTAGATACACTGTCGGGGACTTTCAAGTCCTCAAACAGTTCCGGGTATCCTGCCAACAACCCGTTAAAGCTCAAGGTTGAGTGCATCGTTGTTCACCTCCTGCGTATTAGTATCGGGCGGGAACCTCCAATCGACCCACAAATTAGACTTGTCAATTCCAAACAGTTTGTGAACCCGTTCGCAACCACGCTGCAAGCTGTCCAACCAGAGCGACGCTTTGGCAGCTGTCTCGACGTTGTTAGAGTTGACTTCGTCGGTCAACATCCGCTCTTTCTTGCTGGTATTAGTGTTCGGAATGCCCACTTCCGTGTCAAACAGCGCTTTAATGGTTTTAAGAGCGGTTAGCAGTTCGTTGGTGATGAAGTTCCCTTTGAGGTCTGTTGCAAAATACATCCACGGGGCTTGCCCGGATGCCCCATTCTTGGGCGCTTTGAGCAAAGAAGAATCAACAAAAACAGCAGGGTCGCCTTGCATGATGGAATCAAACATCTTTTTGAAAGATTCCGCACCAGCTTTGTTGCCTGCCGCAAACACGTAGGCAAGGCGGCTATTGATTAAATTGCTCTGGATGGTCTGGGCGGCAAGGGCCATCAGGTCCCCATAATAGGCCACAATATCCACCATACCACGGTAATCGGGCTGCAAATTGATGATCTCACATTGTTTTCCGATCTGCAAATAGGGGGACCCTTTAATAAATGGGTTGGCAATGATGGAGTGCGTGGGATTGTAGAAAATGTTAATGCCGGTCAGTCCCATTCGGTCATATACGAGGCCGTATCGGTCAGTATTGAACACCGTAACACCGCCGGAACCAAAAACAAGATACTGCAAGCGGTTACTGGGCCATGTTTCGGGCAAGGTCCACCGGACCATAGACACGGCCTCAAGGAACAGATACTTTCGGAAATAATAGGACAGGCTGCTACCCTTTGTGTGCATCACGGAGGGAGTCACCGGTGACACATGGGCGTTAATCTGTTCGTAACTATAGGGAGCACTCACAACAGACGACCTCCCTTCGCCATTTTAAACAGCAACCATACCGGCAATTTGCCAGTAGGCCACGGCCCCGGCCCCGGCCCCGGCCCCGGCCCCGGCCCCGGCCCCGGGTCAGGGCCTCCGCCGGTGTCCCACTCTACATCCCATGTTCCAACCTGGTTAGGGATTCTGATAATGCTGGACGGGTCTCTTAGGTTTCCGGCGGCATCGGCGTACTCCCAATGGGTATGAATGCCTGTTACGTAACCGGTCTGGCCCTGTGTGCCGATAAATTGCCCCTTAGAGATTGTGTCGCCCACGTTCCAGATTTGCGAGGCAAAGTGTGCGGCCCGCCATGTAGTGCCGTCGGCCATCCGTACCTTAATCATATTGCCCCATGACTGATCGCCCGAGGTGCTGCCATTCCAGTGCTGGGCCACAACCACAACGCCAGACTCGGGCGCATAGGCTTTATGATTTCCGTGCACTGTGTCAATGCCCCGGTGGGGGCTGCCGTCAGAGTAAGCCGGGTAGCCCGCGGTGACTCTGATCGGTGACACGTCAGTAATGCACTGTTTGTATACTGCCATTGTTTACGCCTCCTACTCTAAAAAGAATCCATTTTTCATATAACTTTTAACGCTGTCAATCTCGGCGGCTGTTGCGGGCAGCGCAATATCTGGGTCGTCTGCCATAATGAAACCCGGTATACTGAACAGTTGCACCCGCTGACACAGTGGCCGTCCGTGGTGTTCGTTGTTGTCGTCCACTAAATCATAAAATGCACCTGTCAAATATGGTGTGATGCCATATTTAGCAACGCTTGCCCCTCCGCCTTTAGATTGACTTTTCACAGTCATCTGCTGGGCACCGGATGCAATACCGTTGATAATATCGCCTCCGCCGAAAAAAGATTCGATACCTCCTGCAATAGCGCCTACAGCGGTTTGAATCATCCCGCCTAAACTCGCCAATTCATCTACATTAGTTGCAATCTGGGCCAGCTGCACCGGCACAGAAATGTTACTCGATGTCGAAAAGAAAATAGTGTTGAAATCTTTATTAAATGACAAGTCCAGTATTGCGTCGCCGGTGCGGTAATCGACAGTCAATCTGCAATACAACGTGCTTTGCAATACAAACAGGTTAGCATTTAATTTAATCTCCCCAAATGGAGGACAATATAACGTGTACTCGGAATAAGGTGCTCCGTCTGTATAAACGCCCCTTGTAACGTGCTGCGGATGATGTGGGGTGGAGATATTGAACGTAAATACCTGCTTATCATTGTTGTTTTGTATTACATAAGCGTTTCCGATATTAGGCATTTTCCACCACCCGACGGGAATTTCATGGATGGGGGTGCCGATTGCTGTATTGCCACAAGGTATCCAAAACGCTTTTGAAATGTACTGAATAGGATTGAAAAGCGCTTTAGTCAAGTTACTGCTGATCTCGTCAGCGCTGATATTCAAGTAATCAGTATTTTGCAAAAGAGCAGCCATTAACTTTTGAAATGTGGTCCCGCTCATTGCAAGATAAATTGCACCACCAAACGACACATATCCGGGAGCGTTGACCGCGACAACGAAAAATCCCCGGCTTCCATTTTCCGGGTCATCCGTGAAGGGCGTAGAATTTGCATAGAGGGTTTTCGTGGTAATCGTTGCTTTTGTAGGGTACAAATTATCTACGATTTTAGGGTCGTACTTGGCCGAGGACCTCACCACATATTCAGTAGAGTTTCCGATCTGGTTGCGGTAGCTTGCGAGAGTGTCAACAGTCAGTGACGCATTCCAGAGCCCGTCGGAATATGTCCAGTTCTTCACCCAGTAATACCGGCTAAAGATGGGCATATAACAATAATTGTACCTGGTGGGGTCACCCTCTGTTGCAATCTTAATTTCCGGGTTAATGATGTTACAGGGGGCTTTAAGGTCAATAACCTTTTCAAGACCGCCACTGGGCCGTTTTGTGCTGTTTGTGCGCTTCGCGAACTGATAAAATGTAGCTTGCATTTTGCGCCTCCTATAAAATAACCGGCGGGCAATGCCCGCCGGTGCCGGTCAGGACTTCGAGGGGTCCGCGTCCTTGTGCGTGGTGGTTTTAAGGATGGAGGCTCCAGCTGCTTTGCCCGTACTGGGCACGGTGACGTCTCCGGAGGTCATCAAGAACAATACGGCGTTCTCGGTGAAATCGTCATACCACGACCACCCATAGTGATACCAGAAGTTTGTGTACAGGCCGCGGGCGTTCATGGGGGTCGGGACCACGCGGGACAGCTTCGGAGTGTAACCGATTGCATCCCAGTCCAGCAGACACCCGAACACATTGGACAGCTTCACCGCAGCATTCTTGGTTGCCGCACCGGCGGTACTGGTCACAACAGGCGTTGCGGAGATGGTCTCGCGCTCGTTGATGTTCTGCCAGAACGTGACCTGCTCCGCGTCGCGGTATTTCAGCATGTTATCATGGAAAACCTCGGGAATCACGCGGGCATCGATCTGGCTCTGCGTGCCGCTGTACAGATAAAGGTGCTGCCGGTCATACGGAGTGTGCCGCATGATGTTGTACGTCGTGCCGCTGATCGCCCAATTCTGATGCCAGTTGATGGACCGTTCCTTCATCAGGCGGGATATATCGTTGATACGGCCATAGGCGTATTTTGCGAATCCAGGGAAATTCGCTTCCTTGTACACGTCCTGCACCGTCAGTTTGGTGCCCTGCTGGGCGTTGTACTCATCGAGCAGATACACAACGCTGTGGGGGCTGGTCACAGTCATGCCGGTCAGATGGTTGGCCATCAGGTTGTTGGCGAGGTTGCGCCGGTCTGCCTCGATCTGGTTCGACAGGTGCAGCACGAAGGACAACCAGAACTGCGCCAGTTCCTCGGGCCCCTTGAATGCGGCCTCCATCTGGGTGTCAGCCTGCGTGTACACGCGGCTGTAATTGGTCTGGCCGTAGTAGTTTGTCTGAAGGACTTTAGGCTTGTAGACTTCGTACATGTCCACGCTCTGGCCGTCCTTCAGCGCCCACGCCTTATCGGTGACGGGGTTGCTGTCGCAAAAATTGATCTTCCGCACATGGTTCGACCAGTCATCGCCCGTCACCTGCAAGCGCTTCAAGGGCGCATCATAGGGGCGCACGGCAAAAATGGTACGGCCCAGCACCTGACTGATCGCTTTGGTGTAGTTGTCGGTACCGGTCAGCAACGTGGCCTGTGCTACCGACACAAAGCTAGATGTGTCCACGATGGGTGACGTCGGGTCCTGACCCGTGGCCATTTTGTTGATCTCGGTCAAAATTGCGGCAATGTCCGCAAAATCCATACCAAGGGGCATGTCACTTTACCTCCGTTCCATAAGTTGGGTCGATAATTCGGGCCGTCACAGTGGCAGCATCTGCCGTCGGCTGCTGCTGAATGCCAAGGCCCAGCGCGTTGGCCTGCAGCGTCTGTGTCATGGTCTGCTGGCCCTGCAAAATCTGATGCAGCAGGGTCTCAAGTCCATCGTACTGTGCCGCGGGCTGCGGGACGGGCTGCGGCGCGGGCTGCGGGACGGGCTGCGGGGCAGGCTGCGGGACGGGCTGTGGGGCAGGCTGCGGAGAAGGATGCTCCATTGCTTCAATCTCTGCTTTTGTGTATCCGGCCATAGCGAGGGCCGCTTTTTCACTGATTTTCAACTTTTGTTGCCTCCATTACAACGTACGTGTCATGTCCCAGACACTTAACGATAAGGTCTTTGTCTCCTTTGGTGACTGGGCCCACTGCGCAGCACTGCCGCGTGTGGTCGGCGTTGGCCCAGTCGCTATAATAGGTAATGCCCAAACGAGCGCACAAATCAGCCAGCAAAAACGCACGCTCGTTTGTGATAGATTGGGCGAAAATGATATAGCACCCCATAAGTTAGCTCTCCTTCTTAATATCGTCCAGAGCAAGCCGCATCTCGGTAATAGCCGCCGTGTTCTCCTTAACGACGGTGTTGCACTGATACCACATCAGCAGAAACGCCGCAATCGGGAATCCCACGTTAGAAATAGCCTGAATCACAGTATTAGCGTCCATTTTGTGCACCTCCTTACAAATACAAGTAAATCCCCGGTTCTTGCGCTGGCTGACGCTTGCCCGCCCCTTCTGGGGGCTGCCTAGGGGCACCGGGGATTATCTTTAGTATAGGCTGCTCTTTAAAAAAGTCAAGTACCGCAGTACTCGCGAAAGAAAATTTCATCCGAATAGCGCTCAAATTCTAGCTGCCGCTGCAAGTAAGCGGGCCAGATGTACCCATATGCGGCCCTGAATCGCTTTCGCTCATATTCGCCGGTGCCATACATGGGCATATCACCCGACCGGTGCCGACACACATAGTACAGTGGTTTGCTTTTGTGCTCATAGATGCAACAGCGCCCAATCTGAACAAGCGGATAATATTCACGGAGCGGCCGAGACACCACTAGACTTTTCTCTTCGGCGCTGTATTGGTTTTCAATAGCAGACCTGTAAAAGTCCGTTCCGGTCATTGACCTATAAAGAGCTGTATCTGCTTTCTCTTTGGCTATGGGGCTGTCCACTAAATCGATCAATAAAACACCTTTATCTGCCAACAGCTTGACGCGCTCTTTCTTGCCTATCATCTTTTCAACAATATCGGTAATTTCCCACTGCATATAATAGGGGTTGGCCATGCCGACGGCATTGGACATACATAACAACGTCAAGGGCTTTTTCCCTTGCAACTCGCGGTTACGGTTGACCGTCTCATAGATATTAGCAAGGCCCACGCCCTCCCCGCGCCGATAATAGTCCGACTCTTCTTTTTGGTACTCGTCCAAAATGATGATGTTAGTGTGGGGACTTGAAAAACCACGGGTTCGGGCCAGGGTGACGACGCTCCCCACAACTCCGGCCATCTGCGCAGGCTTAATGGGTGCCCCTGTATCAGTGTAGGCCCCTGCGTTGCCCACTTCATAGAGACCCGCAATTTTAGGCAATTTAAAAGGGGCGTAATGGGTTTGCAAATCATCATTCAACGGAGACCACGGCCACATACTGGGTGACGCGCAGATAAGTTCCGCTTGCTGCGGCGTGCGGCGCAGATACAAAAATTCGTCCCCGGTCTGGTGGACGTGCTTTAGCGCTCCATAGGTCTTGCCGGTACCACGTCCGCCCCATATAAAAATAATAGATGCCCCTGTTGACAAAATGCCATCCTTTTCGGAAAAGTTTGGCCAACCTTCATCGGTGTACAGTTTAATCATCAGATAACCTCCATAATCTTGTACCCTAATATCTTTGCATATTCGTCGGTTATTCCCAAAGTGTAGGTATTATCACAAATACATAGGTTTCTTGTTATATGTACCGTATGCCCGTCAACCACAAAATCGGGAACATTGGGGTGATCATTATAAATAACCTGATTTCCTGCCGCCAAACAAAAAGTAAACCCAGGCTTGAACACCTCAAAACCACCCCACAGGGCCAGCTCTAAACCGCCTTTATGCTTGCTGACTCCTGCTATTGTGGTAGTAATGGGCCCACCTTTTTTATAGGTAGTCACGTATTTTTTAGCGCCCCACGTCATAAACTCCGCATAGCTGCGCTCCTGCTCGTACACGCCCATGTAATGAGTATTGCCTTTTGGGTCTGTTGCGCAAGCGCCGTTGTCTTTTGCGAGCTGCTTCACTGCTTTGTTAAACTCCGACAAATCAATATTGCCCATATATTTGACACTGTCGGTGTCGCAGTACACGCCATTCTTTCCCGCGGCCCACTGCGCTAGTTTTAGGCGCTTGCGAGTGTGGGCAGTCGTCCACACGCCCCATTGGTAGGGCAAAAACAAATGGGGGCTGTGCTCGTTATAACTGCCCTCCGGGTCGTCGGTGCATTCTCTCCAAAGATTGTCGGGGTCGTCCTCGTCAAAAAGTGTGTCCAGCTGCAAGGGGTCCTGCGCTGTCATACCGTAGTAGCTGTTCAGATCGCCCTTGGCCTTAACATAATACAAATCTTGACCGGCTACACCTTTAAGGGATGTTTTGCCGGTGTAGCTCTCTTTGACGCAATCCGTCAACGGTTTTGGCAATTTGCCATAATCAGACGTGTAAAGGTCCAAGACGTTGAGAGCGTCCCAGTCGTACTCTTTGGCAATGATTCGAAAGTCGATGTCTGTTATGGTGATCTCGAAATGTTCAGCAGACAACAGACGGCCATTGTCGTTGATGTATCCTTCACAATGCCGGACCTTCGCAAGAGGGATATAGGGGAATCCCCACCACTTGAAACGTTGGCGCAAGCCTTTCACTTGCAAGCGCATCAAGCACGCTTTTCCATGCCGCATGCACTGCATCAGCCGCCCAACGGTGGCTGGTTCCTTCCTAAAGGGAGTCATAGGAAAATAACATTCACATTGCACTGCTGGGTATGCACTCGACATATCCACGGAACCGACGTTTTTTAGGTGCAGACCCACATAATAGCGGTTGGCGTGAGTATCACCGCCTCGGAACGCCTCCCGCAGCATCTGGTATAGTTCCCACGACGGCAGTAAACGCTTGACCCGTTTAATGCCCCATTCGTACATAGCTTCGCGGGCCATTCGTCTGACGTACCCGGTGCGCGTTAATGGTAACGTGTAGAGGTCGTCGCCGTCTCGCTTCATCTCAATTAACAGGCACTCTACAATGCACCGAACATCATTGATACAATACGCTAATTCTGTAGATGTTAAGGGAGTCCAAGGGTACCGCACTTTGTAATAATCAAGAGCGCCTGTTAATTTGGCATGAGGGGCGCCCAGCTGCTTGCCCCATGCATCAAGGGACAAATTGCTGTGACGCATACTGCATCTGTACTCAATAGCGCGATTGTCACATTTTAAGACCCTACGTGGTTTACTGGCAAATACATCACCCGGGCCGAAATCCAAAACACCCGACAAATATTGAAATTCGTGAGCAAGATTGTGGACGTACATACACAGGAACCATTCACCCTGCGGCCCGCTGTTTTCTTGCAAATAGTCGCTGATTGTCCCTGTAAAGTTTAGCCACTCGTCCCACGTCCTGCCGATAATAGTAATATCCAAACCGAGCTGACATTGCCAAATATACATAATGGTGTGGGGATTGTCGTCGGCGTCAATACATACTCGGCTAGTCTCAATATCAAATGCACAAGGCATATCCACATACAATCGTTTTTTGTTTGTCTTGCGCTTTTTTCCTTTTGTGTGCTTGCGGTCTAGGTGCTCCATAAGCCAGGGAACCGGGTTATAATTACAAGCCTCCTCCAAAACCTCCGCGCAGGTCGGCAGAGCTGCTACCCTCGCTGTAGTCCCATTCTGTGCCATAGTTGACCTCTCCTTGCTGCCATTTTGCAAAATCGTCAATACTGACGTTATAGCCGCCTTTCTCGCGCCAGTACATGACCGGTTGGTCAGACGGATAGTAATACACGCCCGACGCCTTCACGATCTCCCACCATTCAGACAGGGCCGTGTATTGTTCCTCGGGTACGTCGGCAATGTCAATACCACCGATTTTCATTTTTTGCTCAAATTCTGCACGCGCCCCGCCAACGGTGGAGCCTTTGGAGCGCACAAACCGCGCTACATCTGCCAAAGCCTGCTCCAATGCTTTACGGTCTCCACGCATAGATTTTAGTGTCGGGAAACCTCCGGCGAATTCTTTATAAACGTCGCTTGTACCACTGATGGGGTCCCGCGACAAGCGTTTGATACGTTTTTGCGCAATGTCACGCAGTCGCGTGTATTCTTTGCGCATCTGATTATTGGGCCAGGATTCCAAGGCGAATGGGGTGTACAGCTCGGAACTGTATTTGAGGGTCGCGCTTGCTTTAGCTGCGCCTACTGCCATGCTTCTTCCGCTCCTTTCTATTCATAATCATATAATACCAGTCGAGGGGGTCTGCTTCTATGCCTAGGCCGTTAAAAATGCTTTTTGCCCATTCAGATCGGAAAAAATCAACATCTTTGTTTGTGACTCCACTGTATACAATAGCAGAGGCAAGATACATCATGGAATCATCGCTGTTCAGCAAGGATACTCTGTTATCTTTACTTTTCATGGGGCCTCCTATAATAAATAAGGCCGCCGCATTTGCGGCGGCCTTTGGTTAGATTAAACCAGATTCAAAGACAAAACCTGCCCTTTTTTGGTGCTGATAAGAACAGGTTTGATTTTCACCGGCTCCGTCCACGTGTCAGGGGTCCCTAGCAGCGTAAACATACGCTTCAAAGACTGATACACGCCGACGGAGACGCAGGCGTACGACTGCCCGTCATCGGTAATGAGGACGACACGCGGGGCAATCGTTTTGCCCTCGGGAACGTCGTCCTTGCTGACCTCCACACACTCCACGGAGACATGAACCAGCGACAGAACCTCGTTGACGTGCTCCTTAAGCTTGTTGACGGGGTTGCTGGTCGCGTTGTAGAAGGCAACCGCGGCAACACGGTCAGAAAGATTCATGTCGGTGTACCCGACCCCGGTGTTCATCACGTCGGACACCATCATAGCACCAGTGTTTTCGGACTTAATCATTGCTTCGGACATAATACAAAACTCCTTTCAATATGTGCCCTGTCTCATCAGTACCGGGCGGGCAGTCCCGGTAGACGGCCCGGAGGCCGTTTCGACTTTTATTTTTGGAGATACTCACGGTAGCAGGATTCAACCGCATCGCGGACCTTGGCAGCACTCTGGTACATGAGCTGGGACGACAGGCAGGTGTTCTTGTTTGCCTCCAGGGTTCTCACTTGCTCATTGCAATGTATGAGAGCTTGCTTGAATCCGGCCAACCATGCACGATCATTGGAGGTCCTGTATCTGTCGTCGGGCTCCTCATATTCGCAACAAGTTAGCGTGCCATCGGGGTGTATATCGATGATGAATTTACGCATCTCCATCTTCCTGGGCTCCTTCCCATATAAAATTCATAGTCTTGGCAAGAGTGACAAGCACCTTGATACTGTCAATAATATCGGCTTCGGTCAATTCTTGGAGATTCTCACCATCAAGAGTAATGTTATCATCGGTTATAGTGATTATAATCTTAATTTCGTTACTTGTCATAGGCTGCCTCCGTATGATACTTATTGTATTTTTTATTTACTTCAACAAGAAGCTTCTCCACTGGGATATTTGCACAAATTATAAATGCAAAACAGGATATAAGAACATGAGCTAATTCCTCTAATATTTCATTAAAAGACCCCTTTCTATTTCTTTCAAAATGCGACAAAGCTACAACGAGTTCTGCGCATTCCTCTCTTAATATTACACTTTGCAAATATCCATCACAGTTTCTAAACAATGTAGCAGTTTCTAATACAGAATTTAATAAACTTTTCATTTCGTCAACCAGCCTTTCTGTTTCGTTGTCTATATTATATCACACATCATATTGTGTATGTTGCTGTGTACATTGTAAAAATTGCGATATTCCCCTGCCCAGGTGATGCGGTACAATATTTTGTGTCTATTGACATTTTGCACAAAGATTGGTGCGTTGGGGGAGGAAAATTTGTGCAATCTGCTATTACGT